TCCCAATCGGTTGCTGGCTTGAGGGTTACCTCTACGGCTTCCACATCTACCGGACACAGCGCCAGGAGTGCTTCAGCTAGTCTATGAGTCTCCGCTGGGTTAAGGTCTAACCGGCCATTGACATGACCATAGGCATCGGTGAGCAGGAGGGTGGTGAGGTTGAGTCCGAAGGATTCTACGGACAGGTAAGCATTGATCCGAGCCATGAGATGAGAAGTAAGAAGGACAGTAGGTCAGGTGTCTACAGACGCTGAGCCTGGGTAGCTGCTGTATCTACTAAAGCAGCTAAGTACATCCACAGCCTGTTAGACGGGGATGAGAGGGGATAAAAGAAAAAGAAGAAAGCTATAGCTGTATTACTTCTATAGAGGTCTTGTCGCTCTCGCTCCCCATGGATTCATGGGGGCGCGGTTTCGCGTTCTCCCTTTACAGTGGCAACCTCTGAAAACCCTTGGAGTCACTGAGCTAGGTGTCACCCTCTATCAAGGGGTCAGAAAGGAGCGAAGCGGGGGCTGTTATCCGGCGTCGACAGGCGCGGCGGGGTCGGTGGCCCCTGGAAGGACCTAGAAGGCCCCTCTAGGCCGCCATAGGTATATTCTGGCACACCGTAGGGTAGAGGCGGCTTCCTCGCCCTCCTAGTAGCCTCTGGTGGCCTTCCTGACCTGAGCCGAGACATTCCCGCGCATCACCGGTCTTGCCTGCGTGCGCTGAGCCTGCTCTGCAAGCGTCTGCAGGGCCTCCCTGGCGTCCCCCAGGACCAGCTCGTCGGCAAAGAGGCTTCCGGCCGTCTCAGCCCGCTCCAGCATGGCAGCGTAGGCGTCGTGGCTGATGCGCTTGCTTTCCTCGAACTGGCTGACGTTGAGGCGATCTGTGAAGTAGGCGACACCCTGGGCGAGCATGTCGGCCCGGTCGTCGTGCTTGAGGGCTCCCTTGTCCCGGCACAGCCTGGTCAGCTGGTAGGCCAGGGTCTTCTGGAGCCTCTCCTCGAGGGGCAGGTCCTGGTTGCTCTGTAGGTCGTACTCGATCACCGATCGGCAGATAACGAGCCTGTGCTGCGTAGTCACCGGCTCCAGGGAGTCCAGCAGGCGCTCCTCCTTCCTTACGAAGGCTCGGGTCTCCTCGAAGGTCATGGGGATCTGTAGCTCCCGTGCGTGCTTCTGAAGGAGAGCGATAACTGTCCCGTCGCCGAAGTTCGACTCCACGAGACACATGGTGGCCCCGAACTGCCGACCTAGCTTTAGGATGGCGGTAAGGGTCTCGTCGGAGTAGCCGTCTTGGAAGCCCCGCATGGCCCGGAGGTAGATGTTCCCGGCCAGCTGACTGAGGATGCCTACGGCCGTCTCGTCCTTGCCTCGTCCAGAGGGATCGACCGAGATGATCGTATCAGCCGGCCAGTCGTGCCAATCGTCTCCCAGGCGGGCAGGCCGATACCAGTGGTCCCCTGGTAATGAAATGGCCTCAAGATCGGAGATGCGGTTGGTTGGGTCCTGAGACCAGATGACGGTGCCTGGAGCCTTCCTGGGATCCAAGGAGACCACCGGGATGTCACCCAGTCGCAGGGGGTAGCGCAGCATGTCCGACATCGTCGTGTCGAGTTGGAACTGCAGCTGGAAGTTAGCCTTCGAGGTGGTTGACTCCTTCTCCCGGAGCAGGGCGTCCGAGAAGCGGGTGTCGGTCGGGGTGCCGGCCAAGGCGGTCGCACCAGACTCCCGAATGTCCGACTCAAGCTCCTCAGCCAGTCTACCTTCGTAGCTGGGCAGGTTCTCCTCCGAGGGATACCGAGACGGCCACACCATGGCCCGGTAGCCACGCAGCTCGAGTTTGGTGTAGACCGAGAAGATCGTCTGCGGGGTCCCCAGGTAGATGATGCGGCTCGTAGGCAGCGGTGTCAAGATCGACTCGAACTCAGAGGTCCGCTGGAGGAGCTTCTCCCGCTGGATGTCGGAGGCACTGTTCTCAGGACTTTCGATGTCGTCCGGGACAATTAGGTCGGCGCGAGATCCCACCATGGCCGAGGTGATACCCACCGACTTGACCGAGGGGCTTTGGGCCGGCTCGGCTCCCTTGACGTCGAATGAGACCCGGCTCCAGCGGTTGTCCTTGCCTGAGTTGTCGAGGTGCTTTAGGAACGGGAAGTCCATGATGCACCGCTGGACGAACAGGCTGAAGTCGTCGGCTCGTTGTTTGGAGGCCGAGACCACCAGGACCTTCTTGTTGACGTCGCAGTAAAGGGTCCAAATGACAAAAGCTGCTGTCACCCAGGACTTACCCACCCCTCGAAACATTTGGAGTTGGATTCGAGGCCCACCGTACTGCAGGTACCTGGCCATTGCCAGCTGTGCCCGGGTAGGCTCAGGGAGATGCAGGTGATGCCAGAGGACTCGGAGGAAGGTGGAAAAGTCTGTTAGCATCTTCGTCTGGAGATGCTCAGCTGAGATGGGATTCATAGGAATAAAAAAAAGGGCCCGAAGGCCCTCATAGTGCGAACTGTGGCGGGAAACTTACTCGCCGGCTTTTTTGGTGGTGTACTTCTTACCGCGCCAAGTAAAGGATTTAACCTTGGCACGACGAGCATCCTTGAAGGCAGAGTCAAAGGAAGCTGCAGTGTTTGGGGTTGCCGAAGAAGACTTGGTAGCCGCCTTGCGGGCAGACAGTTTTTGGCGTGCCTTACGCTCTTGGGAATCCATAGATGCCCGTTGAGCAGCGGTGGGGCCCTTTGGAGTGGCTGGCTTGGGAGTAGCGGGCTTAGATGCTTTTGGAACTGTTTGCGGGTCGTAAGCCTTACCTGACAAAATATCAGAACTTGCACGACGAAGAGCCTCCTTGGGATTCCTAAGAAGGGCTTGAAGTTTCTTTAATTCCGCTGGTGCATTAAGCAACGCGCCTGCTACTGCAGCAACGGTTCCGCCTTTAGCTACAGCTTTTCGCTGGTTAGCCGCCATTAACTGTTGCCGGCGTAATTGGGCAGCCTTAACGTTTGCCTGGCCTTGTGCCTGTGCTTGTTGCCTAGGAGCTGCGGCAGCAGCAGCACCAGGCTTTACGTTGCCAAGGGAGGCACGGGTAGGCTTACCAGTTGAACTGAAAGGAGCACGGCTCGTCCTGAAAGCTGGCTTTGGAGCCTTTTGTCCGTCAGCCTTGTTGATGGCAGCCTGTTTGTTGCCAGCACCGCCAAATAGGTTTTTGCCGCCACCTTTGGGGGCAGCGGGTTTAGCAGCCTTAGGGTTAATGCGACGACCCGCAGGGGGGGCTGGCCTGACGTCCTGGATACTCCGACGTAGTTCACGCACCGTAGGTATTATCCTGTTGACACCTGCTCTTGACGAGTTAGGCGCTCCGCTCGTAGGATTAGCCTGAGCTAGTTGCCGTGAGTTTGGCTTAGCAGCGGGCTTAGCAGCCGGCTTAGGTTTAGCTGCCTTAGGGTTGATCCGACGACCAGCACTGGGGGCTGGCTTACTCATGGTCGTGCCGCCCTGCGTACGAACACGGTTGGTCGTGGTGCCTTGCGGCTTAGAACCCTTGGGTCCAGTCAGCACCTTGTTTTTTTGAGCAGCTTTTTGCTGCAGCTTGGTTGGCTTGACGGGTTTCTTTGGGGCCATGATTTAACCTGCGGTAACAGTTGCAACGGTGATCGTAAACCCAGTGCCGGCACCCAGGCGACCAGCTTGAGCGGTGAGAATGTCACCAACGCTGTAGGTCTCCCCATTGCGAGCGGCAACCAAGGTGCAGACGGTCACGATGCCGCCAGCCACAGTGATGTCGGCCGCAGCACCCCCGATAGCTACGTTGCTGGCTGTAGGTGTGGCGGGAACGAGGGGGGTGTTGGGATAGGAACCATTGGTGTAGCCGGTGCCTCCTACCAAGGTGCCAAGAGTGGCAATTGCTCCCTGGGCAAGCCGGCGCACTCGGCCGGTACGCTTGCCGTTGACGAGGGTGGCTGGTACTCGGTCACCTTGACGGACGGTATTGATGGCGTCGGTAGCTACAGCCACAGTGGCATTAACCACGGCCACAGTGGCAGTGGTTTGGATGGTGCGGTTAAGGCGATGCTTATCCAGCCGTGCCTTACGGAAGTCAAATCCAGAGGTGACTTGATTGGAGAATGGGTCTTGGATTGTGGTGCGGGATGCCCCAGCAACCGTGGTCGAAGGGAAGGCGCCGTAAGCGGATTCGCCAGCTGGAAGAGTAGACATAGTTAAAAAAAAAAGATAAAAAGAAAGTTAAACAATAAACATTACAAGTTTATTGCCAGCAAAGTCGGGGACACTACGAGGGCTCAGGCAAGGACAGCAGATACGACCCGCTCAGGTGGTATGTGGCCATCAGCCCCGCCAACTCAATAGCGTGGGCCTCGGTCAGTGCCACCTGGCTCAATAGCAGCCAGATAGCGCCTTGCATCGCGCTGGGGTTCACGCGGCCTGACATGGCGTCCTGCATGGCTGAGACGAAAATTGCCAATGCTCGCGCTAGCTCGGCGGTGGCTGGCATCAGCACAACAGAGCGATAAGTAAGGCTGTTGAGTAGGCCGCTGTAGAAGCCTTGGTAGTCGGGGGTGGGTACAGCCGACTCGACTAAGGGCAGGCACAGCCGATCTGGATCTGCTACTGCTGTGCAGCCGGCAGGGGGCCGCCAAGGTGTTAATCCGTCCCACAGGATTCGGCTGATGCAGATGCCGTTGCTGTCAAGGATTGCGTATTCCATCGTCATCACCAGCACCACACACGCACAACGCCGCCGCCGCCATCGCCACCAGCGCCGGAGTTGAATCCGTTTGCAGACCCTGAGCCACTACCGCCGCCGCCGCCGGGGAATGCGCCATTGCCGCCATTGCCGCCATCTGCAGTTGCGTTAGATCGGCCTCCGCCTCCCCCGTCGCCGTAGGTGCCGCCATTGCCACCGTCTGGAGCGCCCAAAGCACCAGCTGCGCCGCCGCCGCCTGTAGCCGATGAATTTGCGCCGCTATTCTTTTGCTCAGCAAAGCCCTGACCTCCTGCGGCTGCGACTCCAGCGGCATTAGCGGCTGTAAGGCCAGATCCACTTCCGCCACCGCCAGGGCCGTACATGCAGCGGTGGCCGAGTAGTCCGCTGCCTGCCAACGTACCGTTAGCGCCGGCCGCTGTATACAAGCCCGTTAGGCCTGCAGGCCCCCATGGCGTCGCCAGGCCACCGGCGACGGTTGTTGCAGTGCCGCCTGAGCCAGGGTTTGAAGCAGAAGCAATCGCTAGTGATCCCAGCGAGCTAGACCCGCCGCCAGTGCCTGGATTTCCATTGGTGTCGTCCGCCGTCACCGCAGCGCCACCAGCGCCACCAGCGCCAACGGTGACAGTCTCTGTAGCGCTAGCCAATGCCGCTGGAATCCAGCGAGAGACGAATGTACCGCCAGCGCCAGAGCTGCCGGCAGTGCGCGTCGTTGCTGCCGCACCCCGCCTCCCAGAGCCGCCGCCAGCGCCGCCGCTTACAAGCTCCACATAAATCGTCGTGCAGCCAGCGGGCTTAGTCCAGGTGCCGCTGCTGGTGAACTCCTGATAGCTAACGGTGCCACCACCGCCACCGCCGCCACCACCGCCACCGCCCGCAGGAGCAGCCCAGGTGCCATCCGCTCGCAGAAAGTTACTGGTGCCACCGCCAGATGCTGGAGCCAGGCCCGCTGCACTGCTGGTGACTAGTGGCAAGGTGGCATCGGCGCCCGTTGAGCTGCGCACCTCGCGGCTTGCGGCGTCGTAGCTGATGTCGGTGGCGGGGCCTGCGGGGCCGGCTGGGCCCGTTGCGCCAGTTGCTCCTGATGGCCCTTGCGGCCCGGTCGGTCCAGCTGCGCCGGTAGCGCCAGCCGCACCCTGAGGACCGGCCTCGCCTGCCGCTCCCGTTGCTCCCGTCGCGCCAGCAGGGCCTGTTGCCCCTGCATCGCCCTTGGCTGCCAGCAGCTGCCAGAACGTAGCGTTTGGCGGTGCTTGGTTTGTACTGTTCGCTATCGCAACGTAAGACGAGCCGTCAAACGTGATCGCGTCAAATGTTGCTGCCGAATACGCAGTAGCTGAACTCCAAGTCCCTCGCCAGTTGGTTGATCCTCCACTTGCTCCGGTCGCCCCGGTCGCC